CCGGCTTCTGGTACCCAACCTGGATTGATCCAGACACCGGAGCACTGGTCTACTTGGCTGCGTGTGACCTATGAGCATTCTGCACAGCCCAGACGGCACACCACGCGTGAACTCCGTCGCCTTTGTACAACATGCTATGCGATGGACCCCAGAACAGCGCCAGAAGGTGATAGCCGCACTTACCAAATTGCGCATCTTCTAGCTGAACAATCTACTTGAGGTCACATGGTCACAAACGAACATATCGGCGAAGTAGTAACCGGGCTTGCGGCTTCATTTGACGCCGACTTGCTGGCGTTGACGGAGGCGGAAATCGCCGCGGAGTGGTATTGGGCGTGGGAAGACGGATGTACCAAGGAGTGGAACCTCTACCAGTTTAGCGACCTACTGGAACTGCACAAACGCCGTTGGAGACGCTGGGAAGAGCATCACAACGGGCACATCTGCGTAGTCGAGAGAGTGCGCGACAAGTACGTGATGCCGCGTGTTCGGGAGTTTCTTGCGGAGCTTTCTGGGCACTAACTCGCGCTAACGTATGATCGGGCGCCGAAGCGCCCGGTACACAGTGGTCGCGTGCACGCCTAGTATTTTCGCGGCCACGCGCGGTCGTCCCGGGGCAATGGCATCGACAACCGCGCTTGTCACGACCGGCTTGACGCTGATTGTGATTCGCATCCCGCCCATTTCCAGGCGGGCCCGCGCCTCTATTTTCGCCGCGGCGTCCTTGCCAACCTCCGCTGCGATCAGCTCCAGGAGATCAGGCCAGCTCATCGGATCAACCGCCTTTGCTGGGGCGTCGCTCTCGGTCGATTCGCGGTCTGTGGCGGCTGTTTCGCCTCGGTTTTGACTGCTTTCGTCTTCGGTCGTGCGGTTAGGTCGATGTCTGCCAGGAGCAGGGCCGCATAGGCATAAACACGGCAATCCAGCGCCTCGACGGCCGGATGGATCGGCACCCATCGCCGCTCGGAGCGCTTGCCTCGGTGCGAGACCACCACGAGGCGCTCCCCGGTGAGCTGTAGGTAGTATTCATCGCTGCGGCCGGTCGGAAAATGGCTGTACCCGACCTGACCAGGCGCCGCGCTCAGGTGATGGTAAATGGTCCGCTTGATGGCATCCACCCCAAGGATCTCTGCTGGTTTTCCCCACCTGGCGCGGTGCGCCGTCCGCTTCATCCTCTGCCGCCTGTCCCCAGCGATCTGGTCCCGCTCCATCCCTGATGCGCCCTTGATCGGGACGATGGTCCTCGACTGCGCCCTCTTGACGAAATCATAGACGTGCTGCGTATAGGCCCCCGAGTCAACGCACATCATCGCGGGCTTGAGACTGCGCCCGTCCTCTGTGTCCCATTCCTGCCGGTGGAGGTCGAGGAGGTCGTCCCACACGTCCCCGCTCGTGGGCTCGCCCGGCAGCACTTCGTAGCCTATGCTCCACGATTCCAGTCCTGGGCCCCAGGCGATGACCTCGACTTCGATGCGGTCTCCTTGCACGTCCGCCCCGATGGTGATGGCAACCACGGCAGCAGGCAGCCGGTCACCCCAATCCTCGGCCCTGCCGCTCAGGGCGTGCGGCTCGATCTTCTCGCCCTCTCCCTCCCACCCAAGCGCAAAGGCCGTGTTGGTTACGGCCTGCATCTGCCCGGGGTCGCCCTGGGCTTCCATCCACTCGGCCAGAGTGTCGTCCCAGCGGGCAAAGCTCGATGCCCATTGGTTCATCCAGAAACCGACGATAGCCGGCCCTGCGTCATGTGTGCAGTGCCAATGCCCTGTGGCCTTCACCTTGTCGGCGTCGGCCAGCGAATGCTCTGCGCCGCAGTATTCGCAGACATAGCGCACAGATCGCGGATCGTTGTTCGTGGTCTGGAAGTGCTTGAGGGCCGGGAACTGATGCGCCCCGCAATGCAGGCAGGTCAGGTGCCACTCATGCCGCTGCGTGCATTTGGCGTATTCCGCGCTGATTCCAACGTCGTCGTAGGTCGGAGACGAAACCACCAGCTCTTTAGCGGCCCGCCTGGCGCGGAAGGTCTGGAGGCGCTTCCTAGCCAGCAAGAGCGGGTCGCCCTCCTTGGTCGCCTCCCAGCGGTCAAGCTCGTCGCAGACAAGGTAGCGGATGGGCCTCGATGCGAGGCCAGCGGGAGAGTTGGCGCCCGCGATGGTCAGGTGCCCTCCGGGGAAGGTCTTGTGAAGGATCGTGCTCGCGCTGGCCCTGGCCTTGAGGTCCCCGAACTTCGCGGCCAGTGTTGGCGAGTCCCGCAGCATCGGCGCTATTCTGTCCTTGCTGAAGGCTTCGCCCATCGGCGTGACGTTCGGCTGAATGGCCAGGATCGGACCAGGGTCACAGTCGGCTGAATAACCAATGAATACCAGGATGATAGTCGTTTTGCCAGTTTGGCTGGAAAAGCAACACACAACACGATCGGCTTCATGGTACGGGCTCAAGCAGTCCATAGGCGCAACCAAATATGGCGCCCTAGCGTGCCTATACGGCCCAGGCTCCGCGCTAGATTCTGGCGATAGCCACATGAATTTTTCCGCCCACTGGCTCGGGAGCAACCGCGGCGGCGGGCGCCAGGACTCGCGGTAGCCTGCGAGGACGGCGGAGAGGGCTTCAGGCTTCATCGGAGGACAACTCCGTCAACGCTTCGTGAATCGCCTCACGGATCACGCCCTCGATAGTCCGCAGGTCCCCCAGGCCGATCACAGACGGGGCGATGCGGGCAGGTAGGGCCAGGAGCCTTCCCTTGGCGATGGCGACCTGTGCCGCCCACGTCTCGGACACAACGGACGCCTCCAGAAGCTCTCCGATGCGGGTCCGGTACTCAACCTCGGCCATCTGCGCCCGGTAGGTCTCGCGCTTGGCCTTGGCCTTGGCGAGCAGGGTGTAGGCGTCGTTCTGCTGCTCGATGCCCGCCTTGGGCTTCCTGCCGGCCCCAGCGCGGACCCCGCCGTGTCCTGGCGTGGACTTGCGCGGGGCGACGGTGGCGGCGGCTTCGGTCATGCCTTTCGGTGCGACTCAGCGAGGATCTTAGGGGCGGTCGCGTTCCAGTTGATCTTGTGGTGTAGGCGTTTATTGGTCTGGCCCATTTCGTAAATACTAACGCACGACGGGGAATACATAACAGCATAAAACGATTTGACGTATGTCCCAGAGTCTCGATAAAGGTCTGTCATTCCACCTGAATTTGACTGAGTTTGAAGCTGGATAATCGCCAGTTGGAGTAATGTCAGGAACAATCCGCCGTGCCTAGCTAGGTTCGTGTAAGTATTAACGTCCTCGTTGATGCGCCCGAAGAATTGAAAGCGGCGGTCCGTGCTACAGATGAATGTATTCATCGCCTTGCGTTTAGTTTTAATAGTGTAGCCTGTAGTCGATATGCCCCCGCCAAGGAAATCCCCGTTCTGCGCCATAGCGATGGACAAGAAAGGAACGCGCTCGTAGTAATCGAGCATCAGGCAGAGCACAGAATCTAGGTCACGGATGGGAACCTCGCTGTATCGTTTCGCGTCGTCGAACTTGTACAAAAACCGCGAATAGTCGTCGTCCAGCTCCATGAAATACCGGCATCCAACCTGCTCGGCCAGGTCAAAGCAGACGTTGCGGGCATAGATGATGGCGCGTCGATCCCCGAAGTTATCGCCCTCGTCGAAGGTCTTGGCGATCTCGGCCTTGCAGAACTGGATAACCAGATCCCCGAACCGCTCACGGTACTGCGCCGCGGTCTTGTCCTCGTCGTCGATGACGATGTAGATCTTCCCTGTATACCCGGCCTTGTGCAGCGAATCCCATGTCACCATGCGGTCAGGGCGCCCGTGCGTTAAGATGAACACGCAGAAGTCATCACGCATCATCATCTGCATCCGCGTTGGCGTAGTCGGTCGCGTACTGCTGGCAAATCTCCTCGGTCAGTCGCACGAATCCGTACTCGATGGCCTTGCCGAAGTCGATGATGACCAGGGCGGACCGCTCCATGAGGTCCTGCACCGCAGCATCGGACTGCGCGTAATAGTTGGCGATCTTCCCGAAGTCAAAAACCGTGTGCCGGTCGGCGGCGATGCGCAGGAATGCCTTGATGTCCTCGGGAATCTCGGCGGAGTCGATCTCGGCGCGTAGGGTCTTGGTCTTGGTCTCGTCCGCAAGCTCGCGCAGCTCCGGCTTGGGTCCGCTCGGCTGGTAGATCGGAGCCTCGACCTTGCGGCTGTAGTTGTCGTCCTGTTCCTGCTCCAGCGGCTCGCCGTCCATCAGGCGATCCAGCTCCTCTGGGTCAAAGCCCAAGAGGTCCAAGTCGAAGCCATCGGCCTCCAGGGCTGAGACCTCCAGCGCCAGCATGGCATCGTCCCACCCTGCGTTGAGCGCGAGGCGGTTGTCGGCGATGGCGTAGGCCCGCCGCTTGGCCTCTCCCCAGCCCTTGGCGACCATCACGGGCACGTCAGGCAGCCCGAGGACCTGGGCCGCGAGAAGGCGCCCGTGGCCGGCTATCAGGGTGCCTGCCTCGTCTACCAGGACCGGCGTCGTCCAGCCCCACTCGCGGATGCTGGCGGCGATCTGGGCCACCTGCGCGTCACTGTGGGT